CGTCTTACCATTGTTGTCATTTGTTCAGGATGTCTATGGTCCTTAACATCTTAGCCCGCGCCATCATGATAACGATTTCCATCATCGCAGTCATTGTCGCTCTCGCCAGTGACGCTCTTATAGAGCTCATTGGTATGTCCCTGCTCATGTACATAGGCACGCGTCTTTTCACGTATATTCGTGAGCAAGTCATGTGGTACAAGCGCACGGCAGACGCCAACAACAAGAAGGTCCTCAAAGAAATGAGGATAGTGTCCAAAGAAGTGTGTGAACCAGACAGCAGCGCAGAAGAAAGTCAAACAAAAGTAAGACGCAATAAGCCTGTCCCATACGCGACTAGGGTGGCACTTGAAGCCAGAGCTCAAGTTGGCCTTCTTAAACCTGGCACAGCCAACACGCTAGTGTACCAAAGAATTTGCCGCGATATCATGAAAGAGCATGGGGTACGACCTACCCACATGGCACTGCTCCTCCCTACTGCGGTGGCTGCATGCTTCATGCCCTCAGATGAGGACATTGTAGCTAGTCACATGATTGCCGGCAGCAAGCAGACCTCTCGTAGGTCAAAGCTGGCTGCTGTCAGCAACGCATAGGGAGGCCTACTGGTCTCGCATGGGTTCACCACGCCAACTGTGCGTGGTGATCCAGAGGGCATGCGAGTCACTAGAGGACCTCCCCTCTCAAAACCCCGTAAGTTGTATTGCTTTACTGGGTTGGGTACACATCTGCAATACGGAGTGCATGATCACTCCTTGGGCAACGTGCGGAGGGGATTAGTGGAGAGGGTGTTCATGGTGGAGAAATCTGGCCAATTACACCCTACTCCCAAGCCCGCCCCTGGCGCATTCAACCAATTATCCCGGTTCAGGAAAGCGTTGCGTCGTTTTCTAACCCCGACCACCAGAATGACTACCAGCCAGTTTCTTGGCTTTTACTCTGGTCGCAAATTAGAGAATTACACAAAGGCAGCTGAGTCGTTAGAGACCCTGGGATTCACCCCCAAGGATGCTTGGTTGAGTACGTTCGTGAAGGCTGAAAAGATCTGCGTATCTAAGAAGCCTGATCCCGCCCCCCGTGTCATACAACCTAGGACAATGCGTTACAACATTGAACTGGGCAGGTACTTGCGTCACTCTGAGCACTACCTCTTCAAAGCAATTGATGGCCTATTTGGTGGGAGAACCATCTTCAAAGGCATTAATGCTGATGAAGCTGGTGAAGAAATGAAGGAAATATGGGACTCCTTTCAGGATCCTGTTGGGATTGGCATGGATGCCTCCCGGTTTGACCAGCACATATCCGTGGAAGCCTTGAGGTATGAACACCAAATTTGGCTTGATATGTTTCCAGCAGCACAACGACCTCACCTCAAATCTCTCCTTGAGTTGCAAATTCACAACCGTGGGCTTGCGCGATGCCCAGATGGGGAAATCCGCTATAGGGTTGAAGGCTGCCGGATGAGTGGTGATATGAATACAAGTAGTGGCAATTGCTACATCATGTGTTCCACCGTCTGGTCCAGGTGCACTGCACTTGGAATCAAACATTTCCGACTGGCAAACAATGGCGATGACTGTGTAGTCTTTTTGGAACGCAAGGATCTTGACACGTTTTTGACTGGGTGTGTAGATTATTACAAAGACCTTGGTTTCACTATGAAAATAGAGGAGCCAGTCTTTGAGCTTGAACAAGTGGAGTTTTGTCAAACAAGACCCATTAATGTGGG